TATTTTACTCTGATTGTGCGGGTTTTTCAACCACCTGCTTAGTCATCTCATCATACAAACGTCCTGTATACTGAAACTCACCTACGTGAGTTATATAATCCAGTATGTAACAATACAATTTACCACCTATATTTTTCCATAAACGACAGAAAGCAAAGTCTTCTCCGTAATATCTTTTATTTTCTGGATCATAATAAGTATCAAAAAAAGCATAGAAATGTGGTCTATCTTTAAACTCACCATCTATTACAGTTTTTTGCACAATATCCATATTTGGGTAAGCTTTTATTAATTTATCAAAAACTTGTCTTTGTATTAACATACAACCGGTCGGTGCATGTGTAACTTCAATTACACCTTCTTTACATTTTACGTCATGTTCTTCATCTTCTAAAAGTATTGGATATTGATTTATATGAAACTGACAATGTTTAGGTTCTTTAATTAGTCCGCCCTCAATTTTAGTAATTAAATTTTCCCACTTGGCTGTTTTAATAGGGTAGGGTTGTGAAATTATTTCTTTGTCCTTATTTATCATTTTAAATATGCTGTCAACATCGAAAGCAATATCAGAGTCAACAAATAAAAGATGTGTATAATCTGTTTGTAAGAAAGCACTGACACATAAATTACGTCCTTGTGTAACTAGCGAAGATTTCATTAATTGAAATGTTACAAGTATATCTCTTTTCATACATTCTTTTTGTAGCTCAAGCATTGTTTGTGTAAAATGTATGGATACTTCACTGTGAACAGGTGTAGCTACAAAAAGTTTAGTTTTATAATTATCTGTATTTTTAGGTTTTTTTATCCAAATCGGTTTATTGTTTTGCATTTAAAACACCTGTAAGAAAATTAGTCCATTCATGTGCCTTCTTTTCCCAACAATAAAATCTTTTTACAAAGGCTTGTTGTAAAGACAAATGTTTTCTTATCATAGGTTCGTGGAGCGTGTCTCGTGCTACTTTAATAGCTTCTGCAAATTGAAAAGCAAGATTGTTAAAATTTGTTTCATAGTTGATATATATAGGAAACTCTGACCCTGTTTCGTAAATAGCACCGTAATTAGTCACGACACAGTATAAGCCAGCAGCCATAGACTCTAACAAAGAAATACAGGACGTTTCTTCCCATATACTTGGATACACATACAGGTGATAATTTGGTAATTTACTCAATATAAAATCATTTGGTCTATAACCAATATAATTTACATTCGGCAACTTTCTAGCTTGATCATACAACTCTTGATAATTATGGTCATTATCTTTTTTAAACTCATCTCCATATATTTCACAACTACTATATACATCAAGCTCAATGTTTTCACCTTCAAGATACTGCATAGCACCCAATAATACATTTAAACCTCTCCAGGGCGTGTTATGATGTATAATTCTTAA